AGAATAATTAATTCCTCTTCCTAATTCAAATTCATACCCCCAAGCATTTTGTTCTCCTATCTTGTATAAAGCATCTACAATATCATCAACATGGGTAAAATCCCTTCTTTGCTCACCATCTCCAGTTACAAGTAAAGGATTTCCTTCTCTAAAAGCTTTTAACCATATACCTATAACAGTACTATATCCTCCTTCTTCAAGTTGATGGGGGCCATACACATTATAAAACCTAGTAATAGAAGCTTTTAAATTATAATGTTGTTGGTAAAGAAAAACAATATCTTCACCTATATCTTTAGAAAAAGTATATGGATTTTTAAATTTTCCACTATGTTTTGAAGAAGAACCGGCATACACCACAGGAATATTATTTTGGGCACACCAATGAATTAAATTTAAACTACCATTGGCATTAGTAGTAAAGTAATCTTTAGGTTCTAAAAAAGAAGGTTGAATACGGGCTATAGCAGCTAAATGAAAAACAATATTAGGTTCTAACCATGAATAATCATAAATATTTCTAATATCCATGTCAACATATTCACATCCTTTTATATGATTGTGTTTAAATCCAGTTTTATAATTGTCAACACTGACTACTTCATACCCTTCTTTCAGTAATCTTTTTATTAAATTAGTGCCAATAAAACCAGCACCTCCAGTTACTAATGCTTTCATATTTTTTGTTTTTAATAAATTATTTTATAAATATAATAAGTAAAATTAAGTAATCAAAGTTTTATCAGAAAATTCTGATATTCATTCATCTGTTTAATTTCTATAATTAGATTACCTAGTTGAAACTTGCCTACATCTCCACTATCTTTTATAATTTCGGATAAATTTTGGATAATTTGAAAATCTTGATTTGTAAAAGTATCTTTATCAATTTCAACTATTATTTCATTTTCTAAAGTTTGGAATGGAGTTGATTTAATTTTTTTAGATAAATCTACAATAGTATTTTTTTTCTCTTTATCCAAATAAAAAGAAGTTAACACTTGCATTTCATCATCTATTAAAATATTTGAACACCAAGGTTCAAGCAATTCTAAAAATTCACTATTACATTTTTTTACTTTGAATCCTATATCATATTTAGGAGGTATAATAGGTTTCATTAATGGATCATGCTTTACAAAATGTCCCCATTTTCTAATAAAATTTCTTGCATTTTTGTTTGTGGTATATAACCATTCATCACTATTTTTTCCAGCTGATCCTCCTGAATGTTTATTAAAACGAGAACCTCGAGAGGTAAAATGATAAACTAGAGCATCCCAAGATTGGATGATTTTATAACCATTTAAAACAAAACGATTAAATAAGTCAGAATCTTCTTTAGATTGGGGGGCAAATAATTCGTCATGTCCTCCTATAGCTAAAAAATCTTCTTTGTACATGCACCATGGAGCAAATATTCCTTCTGTTATTTTGTCTTTATTTTGCTGTTCTAGATAACCAATATCACTTATTACTTGATTAAAATTAATTTCTTCTACTTCATTTCCCCAATCTTGAGTAATTTTTTCAGGTCCTGGGGGATGTAAAGGGGGTTCAATGCGAGTTGCACTTACAATAGTTTGGGGTTTTAGATGCTTTAATATATTAATATCTAGATTAGGTCCTGCAATCATATCAGCATGGAAAGCCATAATTATCTCAGTACGAGCCATTTCAATCCCTTTATCAAACATCCCTACAATTCCAATACGTTCAGGTCCTGGGTTTGTGTAGATTAATAAATCTTCATCATTTAAAGAAGTAACCCATTCTTCTGTTCCATCAGTTGATGCATCATTTAAAATTAATACTTCGTGTTTGGTTTTTAAATTACGGATTGAAGAATAAGCCAATTGTAGAAATTCTAAATTATTTCTGCTTGGCAATACAAACGTTATCTTATTCATTATCATTTCTTTTAAATAGCATATAAAAATTCCAACTTTGTATCATTTCATCAGGCATAGATGATTCCGATTCTAATTTAGGAGAATAACTAGTTTTTAGAGGGGAGCTTTCATACCCTTCTATTAAAAACCCATGTTGCCACATAAAATGTATAAAATTATTCCAATCAAATAATCCTCTATAAATCCATGCATGCCCCATTCTCCAATTAGGTACAGATATTAAAGCTCTCCCTTCTGAGTGGAGAATAGATTTAGCTTTTAAAACTATTCTAGCAGGATTTTGAATATGTTCTAAAAAGTCATTAGCAATAAATAAATCCATATTTTGAGAAATATTACTAACATCAAAATCTAAATTAAGATCTTGAACATGGAATATTCCCCCTAAGTTTTCTTTAATATTTGCTTCTTTTGCTGCTTGAATATCAACCAAATGATACTCTAATTCAGGATGAGTTTTAAGAATTTTGTTGCAAAGTAACCCAGGGCCAGGACCTAATTCTATTATTTTTTTATAACTAAAATTTGATATTATATTACTGATTAAATTTGCTTCATGGTCATACCTCATCTCCCATGAAGTATCATATATTCTTTTTAAAGATTCATCTGTAGCCCACTCGTTTGGAGATAAAATCCCATTGGTTAACATTTCACAAGATTCTTCACCTTGGGTTCTAAATGTAATTAGATTTTTTCCTTTTCTATTATCCATTTTTATATAAATTTATTAAATTCTTTCCTAAAATCCTCTACTACTTTATTACTGTTATATAAATTTTGGGTATTATATAACGCTTTTTTAGAAGTTTCTTCATAAAAATCTTTATCTTCATTAAGTAATTTAATAAATTTTTTTATGTTATCATAATCTTTATAATCAAATGATAAATCAGGAAATATATCTCGTTGGGAATCTAAATTTATATTTCCTATAAGAGGCACCCCCAAAGCTCCAAACTCTAAAGATACATTACCCCCAGAAAATTCTCTGTGAATGTCTACTCCAAACTTAGCCCCATTTATTAATCCCATCCAATCATTAAAATTTACTCTAGGCAATAACTTTATGTTTTCCATTTGATACTTATCAGGAAATGCTAAATTATGAGATTGAGTAGGATAATTATATGTCATTCCATATATTTCTTCTTTAGGTAAAACATCAGTTACTAATTTATGAGTAATCATTCCTCTCTGATATCTTTTTATAGGATTAGGAATAATTACATATTCATTTTGGTTAAATAACTTGGGAGAAGAAACTGTAAAATTAATACATCCTGGGTATTTAATGAATTTATCTGTAAAAATTTTCATTATTTCTTTATCATGTTCATTATGGTAAAGAAATGCTTGAATTTTAGATAAAATTTTAATGTATAACTGTTGTTCAGGAGCGGGCCAATCAAACCAATCAAATATACTACTTTCTTGATTAAGAAATACTTTATTATTATCTACTAATTTATTTACAATTTGAAGACATTTTAATTCATTATTGGTTGGGGTTTGAACTATAATAATATTATTATTCCCTTTTATTTCATTTTCTACTGTATCCCAACTTAAAGAATACCAAGGAAATATTTCTATATATGCCTGGGGTAGTCTATGGTTGTCAAATTTAAAATATCCATTTTGGTATCCTAAATCATTAATATAATATATTTTACCCATTTAATTCTTTCAAGTTCAAAACCACATTCCTAGTCATAACATCTATTGTATAATTATTAATAATAAATTGTTTTCGTTCTTGCATTTCATAATCAGATATCTCATAATTAAGAGATTTTTCATATAAAAATTTAAACTTTTCTATGTAATCATCTATATCCTTATCTTTAAAATAATATGCCCTGTCTCCAAAATAGTCTCTTCCTCCTTGATATAAAGAATCAGAAAATAAAATATCTTTTCCGTGGTAATACCCTTCAAGCATAGTTAATCCACCTGTGGAAGCTTCCATATAATCCAAAACCAAAAAAGAACATTTTAAAACATTTTCTTTATAAGATTCAAAACTAAGATTATGTCTGCTAGTTACTATGGGGATTTGTGTTTTTTTTGAAGCAATTTCACAAAATCCCAAATTAGGATCTTTATACTCTCTTGCAAAATGATAAACAAATTTTTTATTTTCTATTTTAATTCCTTCTGCTTCATATAATTCGGCATACGCTTTTATTACTTTACATTTATTAGGATTAATATCATAAAATTCTTTTAACCTAAGTATTACTTCATTAGAAGGAACCCATATTTGATCATAATCTTTAAGCATGTTATAGCTTATAGAATAATCAGTCCAGGGGTACATATCCCAAACATACATTATAGTTTTAATGTGGGGAAAATTATCTTTAAAGGAATTAAATTTACGATATTGACTTAACCCATTTAGACTTACTATAAAATCACAATCCTTAGTACATTCATTCAATAATACCTCAACACCAAATTTTTTAAGATTTTGAACTACATTATAGGTAATTCTAGTTTCAGTACTTGAAAAATTTTCATTTTGGGCAAAACATACTTTCATATTACTTAGATATTTTAAGATTATTATATCTTTCTATTAAAAGTTCTAATTTTTTTCTAGAAATATTATTTTTTTCAAATCCAAAACTATTTTCTTTCACAAATCGAGCTGGTACGCCCATATATACTCCCCCGGGTTTAATTTCTGTTGTTTTAGTAATTATAGTTCCCATTCCTATCATAGAATATGCTCCTATTTTTAACAACTGATGACATATAGCTCCTAATCCAAAATTAACACCTTCCATAATATATGAATATCCTCCTATAATAGAATTACAAGATAGATTTACTTTATCTTCTATTATAGCATCATGTCCTACGTGACTTCCTCTAAGCATTATAATATTATTTCCTAAAATAGTTTTTTTCGTAGTCCCACCATTAATTGTAACAAATTCTCGAAATATATTGTTATTTCCAATAATAGTTGATTTTTCAAAAGAATCAAAATATCCAATACATTCAGCTGGGGTGCCAATTGAACAATAGGCTTCAAATCTATTATTATCTCCTATAACAGTATTGCCTGTAATGTAACAATAGGGACCAATATAATTATTGTTCCCTAATGTAACATCTTGTTCAATAATAGCTGTTGGATGAATATAATTTACTTTTTCCAATCCCATTTTTTATCATTTTGGTAATAGAATGCTATAGTTTTTTCTAAAGCTTCTTCCAAACCAACTTCAGGTCTTTTATTTATAACTGAATATAATTTTGTATTATCTGATTGGAGATGCCATATTTCCCAAGGACGTACTCTTGCTTGGTCTACATTAATGGTTATTTGTTCATGACCCATTAATTTACCAATTAAATTAGCTAAATCATAAATTTGAATGCCTTCTTCAGAACCCATATTATACACTTCCCCAAATTCTCCATTTTCTAATAAATCAACTGCCATTCTCACAGCATCACCTGCATATTGAAAATCACGGAATGAATTATTACCTAAATTAATAGAATTAGACTCAGCTAGTTGAGAAATAATTTCTGGAATAACATACTCATGTGTTTCTCTTTCTCCTACACAGTTAAATTGACGCATTGCTATTGCTGGTACTCCTGCTTCTTTCCATCTTACCTGAACTAATCCATCAGCTGCTGCTTTAGATACTCCATAAGTTGAATGGGGTTCTACTGGATCACTTTCTTTAATTTTTCCTTTTAAATTGCCATAAATTTCAGCACTTGATACCTGAAGGATAGCTTCTGTTTTAGCATCTTGACATGCATTCAATACTTTTAATACCGCAGTAGCATTAATGTCAAAAAAGTGCATAGGACGTTCAAAACATTCTGGGATATAAGGCTCAGCAGCATAATTAAATACATATTTAATGTCATTATCTTTTAAAATTTTGGATAATTCTTTTTCATCTCCCCTAATATCAAACCAGATAAATTTGGCTTTAGGATTGATATAAGATGTTAACCCAGTAATTAGATTATCTAATACTAGAACATTACATTCTCTTTCCTCAACTAGATAATCAACTAGATGTGATCCCAAGAAACCTGCTCCTCCAATCACGCATACATTTGTGTTTACTATTTGTCTCATATTATTTTTATTTAATTCCTACAATTACAAAATCTCTTTGTGGGTTTTGATGATAAACCCCTTCTCCATATCTTATATCTACAAACCCAGCTTGGCGGAGTTGTTGAGCTAAAGTTTCAGGGCACCAAGCCCATTTATGACCCGCAGTAGTTTTCCACCCAAATAACTGCATTACTCCATTAGGACCATTAATTAAATCTGCATCTTTATTTTCTAGTATAAATTGTGCAATTGATTTTACATTACCAGTTTCTATGATAATCATTCCATCTTTTTTAAGCCAACTATACCATTTTTTAAGTAAAGAAGACATTTCTTCTAACCCAATATACATTGCAAAATGAGAAAGAAGTATTTCATCTACTGTATTTTTTTCCCATTCTAGAGTAAATACATCGCCTTCTCTATCTACTTTCATATTGCCGTGGTACATAGACAGGTTATCAATATTAATGTATCCATCTAAATACATTTGCCCACTTGCTAAATTTAATTTCATAATATTGTATCTAAAACTATTTTACAAATAAAATCTATATCTTTGTTTTTTAAACTTGTATAAGTAGGAAGAATTAATCCTTGTTCATATAAATATTCTGAGTTTTTTAGGGTTTCTTGGCTATTAAGAAAGGGCTGTTTGTGAAGAGGATAAAAGAAGTGTCGGTAATCAATTTGGTTTTTTTCTAATACTTGTAATAATTTATTGTATTTATTATTTTTAATTAATACAGCATAATACCAATACACATTTTGGATATCTTTTCCCTCGAATGGGAGTTGTATTTCAGGGTGGGATTTAAAATGTTTATGATATCGTTTTTTTATTCTTATTCTGTTTTTAATTGTTTTTTCTATATTTTCTATTTGTCCTATTCCAATAGAACATGCTAAATTGCTCATTCTAAAATTCCATCCTATATCAAAGTGGATATATTTTTTTCTTTCTTTAAAATTAAGATTACGAATATTTAAAAGTTTTTCATATGTTTCGTGATCATCAGTCATTACAGCCCCTCCTTCTCCTGTAGCAACTATTTTGTTTGAATAAAAAGAAAATGTAGAAATATCTCCTAAAGATCCTGCAACTTTTTCCCCATACTTAGCCCCATGTGCTTCGGAAGCATCTTCTATAATTTTAATATTTGGAAATTGATTCCTAAAATCTTGAAGTTCTTGGGGGTTAATCATTAAACCATAAGTATCTACTATAATAATTGCGGATGTAAAATTAGTTATTTTATTTTTTATAGATTCAAAACAAACATTCCAAGTATCAGGATTTACATCACAAAATATAGGTTTAAGATGATTTTCAGAAATAGCTGTGAGACATGAAACTATAGTCATAGAAGGAAGAATTACTTCTGATCCCTCGGGTAAGTTTAAAGCTTTAATAGCCATATATAGTGCCGTAGTTCCATTAGAGCATGTAACCGCAAATTTTCTATCTGTTAATTTTGTGAGTTTTTTTTCAAATTCTAAAATATTAGGTCCTTGACCTATAAAATTATTTTTTATAGCATCAATAGCATATTTTTTATCTTCTTTGTATAAATGAGGTATTGAAATTGGTATCATTATATTAATCCTTTTTTATATAAAGTGGGACCAATAGTTCCTTTATGATGTATTAAAAATGATCCTAAAATAGATTCTTCTATAACTCTACTACCAACTGGAGAAGTATCTCCCATAGGATCACATAAGTTATTATATTTTAAATTAGGCATTTCTTTTCGTACAGCATCAAATGAATGGCAATCCGTTTTAAATTCTAGATTTAAGATACGATCTTGGGTCCAGTATTCAAAATTATTTTTGATAAATTCATCAGTACCTTCCATTTCCATATTAAATAATATAAATCCTGTTTCAGTATGAATATCTTTTTTTGTAGCAGGAACTGTATTAGTGTGTATGTATTCTCCAGTTGGGGCATAACCCCCATGTCTCATGGTTTTAAAATTTTCTCTCCCCAAAAACGAAATATTATATTTAAGTAAAGGATTAAAAAAAGATTCTTCTACTTTAGAAATAAACAAGCAATCAGCATCTATAGAACAAAAAGGTAAGTCTGTTAATTCACTAGCTTGTTTTATAGCTGCAACTGCTCTAAACCATTTCACACTTCTTGGGCTAGAATACTCATCTGTAAAAGATATTTTAGGAGATAATTCTTTATCTATTTTTAATACTATTCCATCTTGTAAAATATTTACAAAATGTATGTTTTGAGTATTAGCCCATTTTACTAACCATTGAGGATAAAATTCAGGGTTCACATTATTATCCTCAAAAAAAACAATAAGTTTATGGTTATCATTATTGTGGGTATTAATAAAAGATTGCAATAAATTTTCTCCACATATATCGTATATATCTTTATTAAAAGTTGTTATAAATATCATTTATTTAAAATTTATGTTTAACTAACTGCTCTACCTTTTAGTAATTTCCAATCTTGTTCAGGTCTTACTTTTAAGTTAGTTTCCCAAGCTGCTTCTAGTGTAGGCATTTCTATACCATTTTGTTTACTAAACTCAATAATAGCATTAATGTCTTTAGGAAAGCATGTTCCCCCAAATCCTCTTTTGCCATCATGTCCTGGAACTTGTGTGTGTGAATTTCCTATTCTAGGATCAGATACAAATCCTTCTGTTATAGATTTCCAATCTCCTCCAATGTTTTTAACAAGATTATAGTATTCATTCATGAATGAGATTTTAAGAGCCAAAAAATTATTTGACATATATTTTATAAATTCAGCTGAATTTGTATCAGTGATAATATAATGTTTAGAACCAAATCTTGCTTCAAATAACTCTTTTACCTTATCAACTAAATAATTTACCCCTCCTATTACTATTCTAGATTGAGTAAGCATATCTAGTTTAGCAGTTTTTTCAGTCAAAAACTCGGGGCAAAATACAATATCTAGATTAAATTTTTTTTCTAATCTACTAGTAGTACCGGGTAATACAGTTGACTTTAAAATATAAATAGGTTTTTTAGAAATATTTAAAAGTGAAACATCTTCAAAAAATTTCTCTATTAAAGAAATATCTTGGGTACCATTTTTCTTCATAGGAGTGGGAAGACAAATAAATACTAAATCTTGGTTTATTGTTTCTTCTAAACTATGAGTTTTTTTTACAGGGTCAATATCAAATACTTTAATATCAGCTACTGGAGAGAAAGCGAATGCTTGTGACTCTCCTACAAAACCAAAACCTACAACCCCAATTTTAAATTTCATCATAATATTTATTTTGTTTTTCTTGTCTTTCTATAGTTTTTGGATGGTATAAAGAGAATTCTTCTTGTGGTGGTAAAGCTACATAAGTTTTAAACCCATCCAACCTTTCATGAACTTTATTTATCCACTTTATTTCAGGTTTATTTTTCCAAATTCTCCATTGGTAATCAGGATAGTTGATCCACCCATTTTCATCTACTCTCCATCCCCATTTTTGGATGTGGTCTTGAGTAATACCTTCTACAGTGTTAACTCTTGGCGTTAGATACACTTCGGTTTCAAGGTTTGATTCTAGTATGGTGGGTAATATGGAAATTAGATATTCGTTTGGAATTTCGTCGGCATCTATTTGAAAAATATAATCACCTGTACATTGTTTGGTTAAATAATTTTTTAGTTCCGAAAAATCATTTTTAAACTCAAATGCATGCCATCTAAAGAAACTTTGATTAACTGTTTTAGCTCTTAAATATTGATTTACATTTTCTCCCCCATTTGCACTATCATATACAACTACAATTTCGTCTTTATCTCTTTTACAGTTTTCGAGTTTAAATAAAAGTCTATCTAACTCAATTAACTCATCCTTAACTGTTATAGCATAACTTATCTTCATAGTATTTTATTTAAAATTTTTAATCTAAACTTATCCCAACTAGTCAATTTATTCCTGTTCCAAACCTCTTTATCAGATAAACTCTCAGCTAACATACCTAAATATCCTCGTAGGAACAAAAAATCCCAAGAATATACATGAAAATATTTATGTGTTGTTTTATTAGGTAGTAGTAAGTCTACTTCAAATAATGAGTAAGCTCTAAGATTATATACTATTTTGAAGATGCTAAAACTAAAGTAGCTTGATGCCCCACTCCAATCAATATGGAGTAGGGAAAAAGCTATATTAATTCTTCTAAATTTCCAAGATATTTTTTCTAAAAATCTTTGCATATTTTTTTATTCAGGTAACACTTGAATATACGATAAAGCCTCCATAAAGTCACGTTCTTCAAAGTGTTTTATTGTAGTCATGTCTGCTCTATACTTTGAATCTTTGTATTTTTTCTTTTCTTCTTTAGAAACAGGTACAGATTTTACTCCTGCCCATCTCCAATTGTCTCTACCTGTTCCATCTGCAAATACCATTCCTTTTTCTGATACATTGATAAAAGATGGCATCCAAACTTTACCTGTTTCTTCCTCCTCTTCAATTAAAGATTTGTATAAATCTGGTAATAAAGCTAATTGTTCAGTAAAGAATTCAGTTCCTGGTTTCATTAATGAGTGGGATTGAAATCCACATCCATAACAAAATTCTAGTTTTACTTCAGGAGTAATTTCTTGGATGTAGCAGGCATCACTTCCACACCTGCTACATTCTGTTAGATTATCATATTGCATATTATTCTATTTTTTTAAGTTTGGGTAAAGAAAGTTTTGGAAGTACTAATTCTACCTGTTTTGGAAATTCGGGAATATTTTTTTCTAAAATAGTAGAAATTAATTCTTGCATTTTTTCAAAACTAAAATTACTTTTAGAATATTGTTTTTGTTGTTTTCCACCTAAAACATATTGTTTGTATTTAGCGTACGAATCTTTTAGGTGTCTTCCAATTTCAACTGTACTAGGTTTAAACCACTTACTTTCTTTAATTAACCAATCGTTAGCAGCACTAGGATGAACATCTTCTAGTTCTCCTGGAATTAGAGTACTTAGATTTTGTTTTAAGAAATCTGTATGACCTGACCATCCTGAGGCTATAATAGGTTTACCTGTTAAGCTAAATTCTAGTAAAGGTCTACCGTATCCTTCTCCTTTGGTAAAAGATAACATAGCTTTTACTTTAGGGTGATTGTATAATTCATTCATTTCACCATCACTAAATTCTCCGTTTAGAACATAAATGTTAGGTAAATTAGTAGAATTTACAGATTCTCTGATGATTTTAATTCTATCTAAAATCTCATCTCGACTAATGTAAGAGGCAATACCAATTGAGGCTTTCAAAATTAAAGCGGGTTTTTGAGGTTTGTCTTTAAATACCTCATAGAAGGATTTAACTAGTAGAGATACATTTTTTCTATCATGTCCAAAATCTCCACCCATCCAATGTCCTACAAACAAATAACAAAAAGATTCTTTAATTTCATCTAAATTGATAGTTTTGATTTCTTTGGGTTCAATAGATTTATAAACATCTAAATTTGCTCCCTCAAATACTACCTCAATTGGTTTTTCTAGTTGAACATATCCTTCAACTGCATTAGTTTGTTTATTCCGTTTTTCGTATTTACTATTTTCAAAGGTTTGTTTAGCAAAATTAGAAGAAACCCAATTAATATTCATTCTATTTAAACCTTCAATCCATTCAGCTTTACATAAGTTAGATTCAATTCCAGCTGTTACCCCAATATTATATTTTCCAACAGGTTGGAATTCATTAGGGATAGTAATCTGCATCCAAATATCGGGTTTACCATTTAAATTAGGAGAATCTAATCTATATTGATGGAGATGGTTCCATTCAGGATTGTCTTCACAAAATCCCCAAGCAGTACTACCCCATCTTTGAGGTAAAAGTTTTACATCATATTTATCTAGATTTAGAATTGCTTGAATAATATCTCTAGCTCTAGCCCCATATCCTGAATAAGTGTCATAAGGGCTGCTAATTACAAAAACTGGTTTGCTCATTAATAATATAATTTATGTGGTAAAAACTTTCCTTTGTACTCGGTAGCATTGGTAATCTCGTACTTTTCTTTAGGTTTCCAAGTAGAAAATAACTCATTAAATGCCTCCATAATTCTTTCTGCTTGTTTTTCTGAGGTAAATCCTGCTTCTCCAATTGCCCATTCTCTACCTTTCAATCCTCTTGCTTTACGTTCAGCTCTAGGTAAGTTATAAAGTTCCCTAATTCTTTCAGTTGCATCTTCCCATTTACATCTATCGTCAAAAATATAAGGTGTTTGAGGAGAACCTTGAATTGATCTAGAAGTTGGATAAACGGGGAATACCCACTCACCATGTTTGGTTAGTGTTCCATTGTGGTTTGAAGGGAAGTCTGCGGTTGGGGTAAACCATTTTCCATCTTTATCTTCAAATCTCATTTGATCCTGCATACCACCTGTAACATTAGCGATAATTGGGGTACCTGCTAAGATTGCTTCTGTAATAGTTAAACCCCATCCTTCGTTAGAAGTTAACAATATTTGAGCATCTGCAATATTGTACAAATAGTTAAGTTGAATTGAAGATAATTTTTGAGTTGAGAATTTAATGGCATTAGGATAACTTTCATTAAAGAAATATTCTTTAACTTTTCTTAAATCTGTACCATGATCACTTACCTCTTCAGTATGCAATACCATTTGACATTTGTCAGCTTTTTCTTTAGGTAAACTATCTAAAAATGCTCTAAATGCTAACATCGCATCTGGAATTTGTTTTCTTCTAATGTTACGAGAGTTAAAGAACAAAACAAAATCTGGATTACTATTCCCAAAAAATTCTTTCTTAAATTTCTTTAATTCTGGATCATTTTCCTCTACTGGTCTATAAACATTGTGATTTAAACCATGAGGAATGTATCTAAACAGTTTGTTTTTACCTTTATCACCTAAAACTAGCTGATTAATATTAACCGTTTGTTTTGAAATTCCCATTAACAAATCACAAGCCTCATAATAAGGTCTGTTGTACATAGGAGCAGGATAGTCATCCCAAATGTTCAAATATGTAATTGGAATATTTTTTCTAATTTCTTGCTCAATGTTAAATAACCACACAAAATATCTTGGGTCTGTAATTAACATTATAGCATCAGGTTTTTCCATTTTAATTACCTGACGTAAAAAATCCACATCACCATACCCATTAACAGGATACATCATAACATATGAATCTTCAATTCCTGCAATTCTATTACTGTCTGCGCTTAGATCTAATTTTTTACCTTGATCTGGGTGGTTGATAGCACCCCCAATATTAACCCAATTAAAGTGATGACAAGTGTGTGTAACAATTTCTCTAGCAACTGTTGCTACTCCAGAATGAACTCTAATGTCATCACAAATTAAAACGATTTTTTTTCTTTTATCCTTTGGGATATAATCAAAACTTTTATTCATATTTTATTTTTAAAGTTCAGTAAGGTTTTGGTTTGTAATTTTTTTACGAAAATCTTCATCCGTAAGATACAAATAAATAGCTCGGTCGGCAAGCTTTTGAAAACTAAATTTTCGTTTTACGCACTCGATTTTGAAATTTTCAAACAAATCTGTTTGAATTTTTACACTTGTTAAAGTTAGGTCTTTAGCCATAATTTAAATAATTGTTTTAGTGAATATTAATATACTTATATATTATAAATATATACTAAAGATTAGAAAATAATGCCTTCCCCGCAATTATCCTTATCTTCTTTAAAAGGACAATACAAACAATTCCATTTACTTGCAACTTTTGGGTATTCTTCTTCCCTTATCTCTCCAGAGGTATTAAAACATTTTTTTATAAAGTTGTTTAAAGCTTCTTTAGCCTTAGTTACTTTAATTTTCCCGCTAGCAGGAACAAATGTTTGTACTCTATAAGCTTGATGTGGAGATAAAATTTTCTCATCGTCCCAATCCATTACTTTCCGTTTAACAATGAAGAATTCTACTTCAATGCTGTCAATAGGGATATTGTATTGTTCTGAAAAGAAATGTTTGTATAGTATTAGTTGGAATTGTTTGTTTTCGTCCTTTTTTTCCTTATCTCTCCACCCACTAGTACTTGTTTTTATGTCGAGAATTTTAAATGTATTAGTTGGTTCGTGGTACATCACAACATCCAAAAATCCATTGTATAATACGTTATTATACATTTTATTTGGCTGAATTACAATGGGTATTTCACAACCTACTAGATACCATCCTCTTCTAGAAAAGTACTTGTTTCGTTTTTTCTTTAACCAGTTTAAGATTTCTACTCCATCATCAAAAAACTCTCTCATTTCCTCTGCTGAGGAGAAATGTTGTTTATTGTTTGATGTATATTGAGCTTTATATTCCCCAACAAACTTTTCCTGAAATATTTCTACTAGGTCTAGTCTATCAGCCTCAGCCCCACTGCTAGCATACATTACATCCAAATATTTTTGAATAGCCTCGTGCATTGCTGTACCAAATACAGTATGGATAGAAGAAGTAAATGCTTTAATTCTATCCTTGTACTGCAGTTTCCATCTGTGGGGACAGTTGTTGAATATGGTTAGTTGAGAGAAAGAAATTCCTTTTTGATAAGCATAGTTCACGGGTGGTGGAGTAGCTTTTTGGATTTCTTTAACTATTTTAGGAAGTTTTTTGGGCAAAATCTTTTAGTTTTTCTATGTACAAAGTAGCATCCATTAGTTCTTCTTGGAGATGGTTTAACCAGTCTAGGAAATCTAGATCCTCTCTTTCTAGAGTAGTATTATATTTCTTAATTCCAGTTTGTGAACGCTGTTCAAATTTTTCTTTTACAGACTGAACGTATTTGTCCTGTCTATCTCTTTCCCTATCGTAGTAAGCAGTTATAGAATCGCTCATTAGATTACAGATTTAGATTTAAATTTAAAATATTTTTGCAATGCTTCAATTTTATCATCTGCGTCCACTAACATAGCTAGAGCTTCTTCAGCATTATTATAAAAATCTTTAGTTGAATGGTCTCCAATACCCGCAGGATGTTCAGATAATAGATTAAGAGTTAACATTGCTTTGCTTCTTTCGGCCATTGCTTGGGTAAAGAGCATGTCGTACAATTCTGGTTTCATTTTAATAATTTTTTAATTTCTTTTTCTTCTAAACCTTGTTTACTTAAAATACTTTGTACTTCTTTTTTATCTAAAATTTTTAAATAGTCTTTTATCTCTCGAATAGAAACGTTAAAATGTTTTTTTAGCTGTAAGATTAGATCTTTATCAAATTCTTTACTGCTAGATTTAACATACTTAGACCATTTGTTATTTTTAGGGATATATTCTCTATAAATTGAATATATTTGTTTTTTGTTGGATGGGGGTAATGCTTGAACTTCATTTACCAATTCTATATAGTCTGGGTTCATACTTAGGAATCGATGCACCATGTAAGAATTCCAAATATCCCAATCCTGATTAGTAAATGTATCAGGATGGGATTTTGTAGAATTAATTTCCTTTAACCAATCAAAAACATTTTTCATTAAATACTTTCGTCTTTAAGTTCTTCACGCAATTCCTTAGGCAATGCTTCAGCAAAGATTTTAAATGTGTGTGGATCATAAAATACGGGAATAGGTACAATTGCATCTTCAGGGGTACCTGCAAGAAATTTAGAGATTTTTCTTAGGATAAGTCCTTGTTGAAATACACTACCACCTTCAGAATTTTGGATTCCTGTG